ACTAATATGGATAACACTGTTTCTGTAAGTGTTAATTTGGATGACGGAGGTTCTGAACGCCCGGACCCTTATTTAAGGAGCATGCCAATTATGGACGCAAATGCAATTCGTGGTTCAATTTCAAATGCTACACTAAAATCAGAGTTAAAATGTCCAGGAACAATGAATACTGACCAATTTAATAGTTTATTTAATCAAGATGTTTTAGATACTATAGCTGATAAGTATAAATTTTCAATAGAAATTACAACTAATAGTGATAGTGGTTATTCCTTTACTCCAGAAAGTATTGTTCAGGGTACTGAATATAATGTAGAAAATCTTAAACTTTTAATAACATCTTTGAATAATGATAATCTATTAGATAACCCATATTATATGGAAAATCATGTGAGTGACCAGCACGAAATTGTTTTTTCGGATGGAAAATTAGAAATAACCGCAGATGAAACCGGTATTGTTTCAAATGCAGAGTTAATTTCAATCGATTTAACAGAAGGTGAAACATTGTTATCAACCTATGCCGGTCAAAATGGCCAAATTAAAATAAACACAAATACTTCAAATACTAGAGTCACTGATTTTAACACTTATCATTATAGTGATATTTCACCAACCGATATAAATGTATATTATGCTGGTACAAATACTATAAGTGATGAAATGATGCATAATCCATATTTATATGTAACTTATGAAAAAGTCGCATTAAGATCTGCTGTTGAGCCTTTAGATAATGTATTTTTGTCAGATAATAACGCATTCTTGACTATGTATACTAATCAGGTTGTTAATGATCAGGTAGACAAACAAAGCATTACTTTCAGTTTCAATAATAATTTATACACAGATGATAGCGTACGATTATGGAAACTAACCAGTCAAAGTCAATTAGTTACTGAACCAAATTCATTTTATCAAGGTTATGATGAAAATAATAATATTGGAACCAATTTAGTAAATGGTATTTGTGTCCAATCTCTTCTACAAAATATGAATAATAATTTAAACACTAGTTTATCATATAGAACTAGATTAACTGCAAAAAAATTAGAAGATATTGGATTATATCAAGCGGTAAGCGAAACCACGAATTGGAGTTTAAGTTATTCTAGTAGTGATTTCTTAACAAGTAATTCAACAATAGCATTTAGTAACGCTAATAGTTTACCAGATTACAATGTTGACCTATTTGAAAGTATAAATAATGGTTCAAATTTATATTTTAAATATGAATATCTAACACAAACACAGTCATTAACACATGGAGGTTTACAAGATTTCGTTCAAGTTTCATACTCATTAAATGAAGATATGACCAATGCTACAACATATATTGTACCACAAACTGATATGAATAGAATATATTCGGTTATAGCTTCACAAACTATAACTCCTGTTAATAACCCTTGTAATTTTACATCTAATAATAGATATACTCCTGAACAATGGCAATTGGTAAAAGTTGAAGCACAAAGTAATTTTGATGTAAATTTTACTGTTATTTATGGTGTTTTTGATAATATTACAGTAAATATTGCTGATATGAATCAAACTAATACTTATTATACTTTACAAAATAAAACTACACTCACTTTAGCTCCTCATTCTTCTTTAAAATATGTTGAAGTGCCATCTATTAGTAATTTGACAACCATAGTTGAGAGTATATCACCTGCATCAGGTGTTTCTTATATTACTGGAATGTTTACTAGTAAAGATTTAAAACCATTAACATCTATTATTGAAGTAAATATTAATAAAACTTGGAATACTGCATCTACAAGTTCTATAGATTTTGATGTATATTATGGATTTGAAAATTCACAAACATTATCAATACCTGTTATAGGTGGAAGTGGTGATGTTGTAACATCTTGTGATTATAGTCCATTAAATAGTATTAGCCAAACAGTTAATTTATCTAACTTCATCTACTATATACCATTTGTTTATAACCCAAATGATTCTATTTATAGTGTATCTTCTTTCGTAAGCTCACCTTACGATATTCCAAATAATACATATTTTGCTGATGAAGATGGTTATTTAAGTGTAACAACTAATTATGATAAAATAAATAGTAGTTGGTCATCAAATAATTTTACTGTTTCTGTAAGCGATGATATTAATAATGTAACTACATTTAAAGTAAATGATCTAAACAATAATACAGTTTTTACGATAACTAAACAATCAAACAATATATTTTTTGGAAGCCAAATTGTTACATATATTCCACAAGATATATATAGAACAAATGTTTATTCAGGAGAATCAGATATAGATAATTCACTTACACAAGTATTTCAGTCAACAAATTATACAGTGCCTGAGCGTGAAGGTAGTATTATGACATTTGATAATACACCTGGTATTGAAGTTACAGTGAACAACACTGAAGCTCCGGCAGGCGCACGTATAGCATTTAGAGTACTAGGTGATTTCGTAAGCATTAATGAAGTAGGGACTGTAGATGATCCATACACTACTACTGATCCAGACACTACTACTGAGTTAGGTAACAAATCGTATAACAATGGTTCATTAGTTTTCCAATATGGTACAGGTGAAACTAACTATTCTGCAAAATTTAGTTTAGATAGATATCGTGGTTGGGGAGAGACTGCCACGTCTATTCAACAATACACAATTAATAGATATAAAACGACTGTAACTTTTAATGTAATAAATGAAGAAGAACCATTAAACCAATTATTAACATCTAATATGTATTATGGAGAACCAATGGTAGTTAATAACTTAGTAAATCTCGCAGGAGATACATGCGCAAATTTGAATATTTCATTTTCAGCGTTATATTCCTTATATCCATCAGACCAACCTTTAACATATCCTGTTTCGGTAGACGGAGACGATGTAAAAGTAACTATAAGTAATACTAAATATCTTGGTGGAGCAACTAATATAAAAGTGAATAAGGATTGCACTAGTGTAGAAGACCCAGCATATTATGAAAATTTTACTACTTTAAACAAATATAGTAAGGATGATATGTATACATTTTCAGGAAATTTTTTACAAACTGGTAATTTTGTTGCATTAAGACCAAGTAGAGTGAAGATGTATAATGCATACTTTCCAGCTAATTATTTAGAGTATTCCATTGCTTTAAATATGAACCCCACGTATGTTTATAAAGCTAAGACACAAACTTATGCAGGTGCAAGTTATTTAGGCAATCCTAGTGATATAGATGATAATGGAGCAGCTGCAGAGATAGATGATAATAAATGGGAGCTAATGTATACATTAAGTGATTATACATCTAAACTTACAGGTGTAAATATAGGCAAATATTCAGTTAAACAAAATCCTGCAAAATATGTTAAACATGCTGTTAGTTATTATGTATCTGCACCCACATATTATAAATATGAATCAGTATCAACAGAAAATAATCTAGTCCATCCATATGATCATAATTCATTAAATGCGGACAACATAAAAAATATATATATGGCATATGATGAAAGCAACACAGTATTTAACCCATTTGCGCCTGTTGTCCGTCTTGAAGATGTAATGGGTAACAGTTACAATATTTATCACGATCCATTATATGTAAATAATATCACCATAACACATTTAAAACCAAAAACCATGTTCGAATTAACAACAACCGCTGACACAACTCGTTACGGTATAAGTGTTCCTGGTGTAAATTTGAAGATTGAATTATTTACTGGTTTATATAATAGTGAATTGAACAGTGTCCTTATATATGATGGCCCTGTTACTTCCATTCCAGCTACTCCCGATATTTTATCAAATTTAATAGTTTTTAGAAATAGGGATGACGACGGTTCAATTAATTTTTCAGTCGCACAAAATCCAGAAGATATAGGTTACTCTATTGGACTTACAGGTTATAAAGAAATATTTAGAACAGATAATCAAACATATTACTATAATATCGATTTCAAAATAGGTAATGCATGTTGGTTTAATAATAATGAGCCAGTAACGTGGTTCAATGCCATTCCTAACGGTGTTCGTCCAACTTTATACACTGTTGTTGATGTAAATGATCCTATCATGAAAGTAAATTCTAGAAGAGTTTATAAATATACTTCTAATACTTCTCTTGATAGTCTTTTTAATATCGAAGAAGGAGATGCTTTACAAACAATTTCTTTAATGTTTAGAGAAGGTCGCAGTTATTATGATGTTCAGGTTACTTTACCTAATTATAGTACAGATCCTTTGTTTGTTTGGAATTATTCTAATTTAGTTACCAATACAAATTTATCTTCCAACGAAATACAATGGGTTAAGGAGACAGACTTTTTAAGTAATGTATATGTTAATTGGTCTTTTGGCAATTCTGTTACAGGTCGAAATATGCCAAATGATTTATTTAATATTGAAAAAGGAGAGAATAAATGGGTTTATATTACATTATTACCTTTTCAATCATTTGTCAACCAATTTGGTTTAACAATTAGTGAGACATCATGGGATGGCAGTTTGTATACTCCTTTAGTAAGTTCACAGGTTGTGACATTAAACCCATCATTAAATAGTCCATCGTTAAATAATATCACGTACCAAACAGAACAATACTCTATTTCCACACTTAATTAAATAAATTTATCTACAGATAAACCACTGATACAGATAAACCACTGATACAAATAACACCATACATATGGAAAGAATAAATAGTATTCAAAAATATTAATTTGAAAAATAAACTTTGAAAAATTTTAATATTTAAATAAAATATATTAAAATTTGCACTAAAAGAGAGTTTATCTTGTTATTTGTAAAGAGTTGTCATGCGAATTTTACAAAAATAAATTCTAATACACCCGACCTGGGACTTGAACCCAGAACCTCAAGATAGCTTATCCACCTTTAAAAAAGATGGATCCAAAACTAAAGTAATATTTAATAAATATCATAAATTTTTGGATCCATCTTTCCCAAAGGTGGAATAGAAGTCTTGCGCGATATCCAATTTCGCCAGCCAGGCATAAACATAAAAATTAGTTACAATAATTATTAATAGTTAAATAAAAATATAAATAAAAATATAAATAAAAACTTACCTTTATAGTCCATCCTAGGACATATTAATGTATAAAATTGTCTTTATATTTGTTTGCGCAAATTTATTATATTATAACCTACTTAAAGAAATAGTTCTCTCTAACGCTGCTTTTTACATGACAATTATATTAAAAATTCTATAATAATTCAAATTAAAATGCACTTCTTCAAAAAGATGAGTAGAGAGAAATTTTCTTTAAGTATGTTTTTAAATATAATATATTTAACACCTGAAAGCAAAAGCTAATATACCCACTGCAATTATTCCCAAAGCTATACCCATATGATAATTATACGACATCTCTCTATACATTTGTAACCAAGCCTTTACTTCTTCTTGACTACTTGTATGATTTAACATCCAATCTGATTTTGGAGAGAGCATATAATAAAAATAATTTGTTAAAAAACATGTAGCCATAACTGTACAAACTAAAGAAAATGTATTCATTTTATACCCACGCATTTTTACATTATAAAAAATGATGAAGAGAGAAAGTATGAATCCAATTATATAACCTCGATAACTTATCATCATTCTCTCTTTTGATATTTTTTCATAACGTTTTTGCAACGGATATGTTAATTTTTCCTTATAATGTTTCACAATTTCACTTTTATCTGCCATACCATAAAAATATATCATTCCAATAATAAATATACCTGATATCACACAGCTTATCGAACAAGGCATTATATAATAGAAAAATAATTTAAATATACTTATTTTAAATTAAATTATTAGGATGGACATTGTAATTTCAATGGCATATGGATTTTGGTCATTTTATTTTGCGGCAGATTTCATAGGATTACGTGATACAAATTTAAAAACATTCGCATTATTAGGATTGGGTTTAGGTTTTCTAAGGGAATTAACAGGTAAAACTATCATTGAATTAATTATTAGAAAATAAAGCCTTGAATTGTTTTTTGCAATTACTACAATGGCGAAATGAACCGTCGTGTGTTAAAGGTTTAGATTGATTGGAAGAACAAAAAATACAACGTGGAGAGAAATTTTTTGTCAACCCATTATTATTTATATATTCGCTAAAAGAAGTGAAATTATAAGCCACATTTAATGGAGTTTGTTGAAAATTTCCACCATTAAAAATATTTGTATTACTCATAATAATATTTAATATAATTTAATATTATTTATACTGTAAATAATATTATGTAAATATATATTATAATATGGATTTTTTTACATCGTATATAATTGTTATATTTGCAATTAAAATACTTTTTATTTCATTTTCAGTTACAAATATTTATTTAAAATTTAAAGGTAAAGAAAATTCTGATCTATATAAAACACTATTTTATTGGAAAGGAAGAATTGAATTTATATTTGTTGTTTTGATGTCATTATTATTGATATACTTATTTAATCCGCGAAAAAATAAAACATATATGATAAATGGAGAGACAAAGGTATTATTATATTTGTTTGGATTTGTTTTATTAATTACTGCTGATTGGAGTAATTTTATTGAAGAATCAAATTGGTTCCAACGATTTCAAGAAATTCTAGGAAAATAAGTATTTAATTGTTCTTTGTTTTCTCTCTTTGTTCATCAATCAACATAACTCCCATAGCTGCATAATTATGCAGATCAATTAATGTATCTCTTAAACTTTCACTATCTACCAAAGCAACACCTTTATCGGTTACTGAAATAAGTCTTTGAATTTTATCACCCATACGAACAATCACTCCAACAGTTCCATAAGTAGCAAAAGCGTCTCCATAATCTGTATTTTTCTTTGTAAAAAGATCAAGCGCCTCCTCTTGAACTGCTTTCATTTGATTAACTCTCAATTCAGACATTATTTATATTTTACTAAGTTTACTTTTAATATCAAATTAAATTTTAATATTATTAAAATAAAAATATTTCTACATACGTTTTCTTTGAAATAAATAACCAGCTGCAGACCTACCAACCATACCTACGTCAGTGTGAGGTTTATAAATAAACAATCCTTTTGAGGTTGTGTAACAAAAGTTACTAGAACATCCATTATACATTTTATTATAGGGAAGAACAACAGTATCAAACATAGTTTTAAAATTTGTAGCTTTATTTAATCTATTTGAAGGATAAGGGGTAGTATAAGTAGTAGCTGATAAAAAATTTGACGAAAAATTTGATGATAAACTAAACATTATAATATTAGTTAATAAAATTAATATTATAAATAATTTAATGTCTACCGCAAGAACCGCATCCAGGTCTAACATTATGAACACGTGAAAGCATACCGGCGTTTAGAGCCGATGGCGCTTTGGGAGCTGGTGGTGCCTGGGGAGCTGGTGGTGCTTTGGGATTAGCTGCGACCGTAACGCCTAAATTAGCATTGTAAGATTTCTTGCGAAAAACAGGAGGATGAAAATTATTATTGTTTGAAATAATCATTGGTATTTTAAAAGGCATATTATAAATAATATAAATATAATAATTATATTTTTTGTATAAAATATATTTCTAAAGATAAAAATTTATAAAGCTGGTTGATTACCTAAAAGCTGACTAGTTAGAAAACTACAATTTTCTATATCACCCGGATTTACACCTAAATAACCTGTTTCTGTTGAAATAACACCTGATTCCGAATTACAATTACAAGGAAAATATATTAGCAAATCGTTAACATTATAAACTAACTGTATTACTCCATTATCGAATTTAATTGTATATACTCCATTGCTAATATCCGTTATAAGAGCTCTAGTGTAAAATGTATTTCCGGCTTGAATAGCATAAACATAAACACCAACATTGAAACTGCAATTACCGCTAGGATAAGGTTGATATAACGGATTGTTGTAAATTCTTAAATTTTGTTGTAAATTTTGATTTGGATTTCCAATTGGACAATTACAAGTAGTAACAATATTAGTTTTAACAGTTTTACCTCCATAAACAGGGAAAGCAGGATTAAATGGTATAGGAGCTCCAAAATTTGTTGGAACTACACCACGTCTCATCGGTCCTTTTCCTTTTAATCTATTTAAATATCTATCATATGAATTATGTTTTATATCACAACCTTTTCCTCCTGGTGTTTGACTACCTGGTTTACTTGATGTAACGGAATTATGACGATTATTTAAACTATTATGAAAACCAGTTGGAACGCTAACAGGTTGAACACTAGGAACCGGTCTATCACTCATTTGATTCCAACATACACCATATAAACCTACTTTAGGATCAGTTATAGGTTTAGTATAAGCTGTTAGTGGTCCTAAATTTGCTGTATAGAGAGCTGCATAAACACTTACTGTATTTTGAATAAGTTTTTGTTTTTGATATTGGTCAGCTGGACTACTTCCATTTAAATTTGTATCACAACTTCGCAACCTATAATAATAAGGTTGCAAACCTAATGTTTTACTTTGATTATTATATACTATTGATGTGTAACCACAATTTGCCATTATATATATAAATGGTATTATAATATTTTATTTAAAAATTGATATTAAATAATAATAAATAATTTATAACAAATCGCATTATTAAATGAACTCTATTACCAAAAATATTCCCAATAAAATAAAACAACCTGCTTTATGTTGTATTCATTGCGGCAAAAGTTACAAAAAAAAATCCAATATGGATAAACATTTTGTGGTATGTGATTTATTACAAATAAGTAAGAAAAAAAAATCATTTTTAGAAGAGGAAGATTACGATGAACCACTACCCTCACAGCAAAAAATGTTTCAAATATTAATTGAACTTGGACAAAAATATAATAAATTAGAAGAAAAAGTAGAAGAATTGAATAAATGGATTGTTAAAAAGAAGAAAAAAATTAATGTTTTGGATTGGTTGAATACAAATATTAAACCTAATATTAATTTTGATAATATTCTTGATAAAATAATAGTTAACGATGATGACATATTATTTCTATTCGAAAATTCATTTAATGATGTTTTAAATATACTATTTGAGAGAACTATTTACATAAGTAATCAATTAGAAGAAAATCCTATATTTGCATTTGTTCAAAAAGTTAATACATTTTATATTTATGACGCTAATAATAGTTGGATTGAATTATCGAGAGAAAGATTGATAAAGTTTTTGAATAAAGTTCATATGAAAATATTCACACAATTTTATGAATGGAAAAAAACAAGAACAAATCAAATAAGAAGTGACCCTAATTTAGCAACAAAGTGTGATAAAACATTAATTAAAATAACAGGTATTGATTTTAAACAAGAAACGACATTATCTAAAATAAAAACAATGATATTTACAAAAATGAAAACAGATTTGAAAGCATTAGTGGAGTATGAATTTGAATTTTAGATGTAAAAATTAATATCTAAAAATTTATATCTAAAAATTAATATCTAAAAATTTATTATGTAAATATTTACTGTAAAAGTTATTTTTATTCTAATAAAACACTTCCTGGTGGCAATGAATGTATCAATGCCTCATATAATAACATTCCTTGTTTTTCTGTAAAACTTATATAACCATACGAAACAAGTCTTCCTTCACTCCATCTCAGTTGTCTAATTTTATCATTTGCATCTGTAAAACCAACGTAGGGATTTATTTTCCATTTTTCTTCTGGTATATCAATTTTAAAACCACCTTCTGCTCTATCTAATCTTTGTAATGGTAGTTCACCTACATCTTTATTATTATTATAAAAATCCAAAATGCTTTGGAATGTTTTTTTATCAATTGTGTCAACTAATACATGGATTGTCATATCTGATTTCAATAATTAATACTTTTATTATTATTGAAATTATTTATTTCAATTTTTTT